GATGGGTTAAATTGAAGTTTAGTGGAAGAAGTTTTAACAGGCAAATTTCCTGTAGAACTACTTACGATTGTTGGATAAAAAGTTGCTGCTGTAGAAGTGTCATCAGTAATCGCTACGTTATTTGCATTTGTGGCAGTTGTAGCCGTTGTTGCGCTTGCAGCAGAACCGCTAATATTTACAGCTAAAGAGGTAATTGATCCACTTGCAGCGTTCAAAACTACAGCAGTTGTGCCAATATATAGCGTTGAATTGCCTAAAACTGCACTAGGAATAGTGCCTGAAAGCTGTCCTGCTGGCAAAGAAGTTAAGTTTGCGCCTGATCCGCTAAATCCTGTGGCAGTAAAAATGCCAGTAGAAGGATTAAATTGGAGCTTAGTAGAACTTGTATATTCTGTTGTAAGGTTTCCAGTTGTTTGATTAGCGAACAAAGGATAACGAGTTGCATTTGTAGTGGTGTCATCTGTAACAGTCGCATAGGAAGTTGGAGTAGTCCACGCAAAGCCACCGCCAGTTGTATAGCTTAAAACTGTGTTATTTGTAGGAGCAGTAATGAATGAAGTTGCTCCTGCGCCTGTTTGATAAGCAATCTGATAAGCCAATCCACCAGCCAAATTAGTCGCAGTTGTGGCTGTTGTGGCAGATCCTACAGATAAAGTCGATTGAGCTACATATTGAGGAGCAGATGCTCCAGCCGTCAATACATAGTTTGTAGTACCTAAAGCTAAAAATGTAGTCGTTCCTGAAGCGGATTGATAAGGCAATGAGCCAGCAGCTCCACCAGCAATATTTGTAGCACTTGCAGCCAAAGTAGCTGAAGCGACTGCACCGCTAATAATAGAACCTAAAATTGAGGTAATCCAAGAAGGATTTGAGTAGCTTCCAGTTGTATATATGCCATTGGTTACAGTTGCAGCATTTCCTGAGATATTGATACCCCAAGTGCCAGATGCGCCTGTTCCATCTGCTTTAGGTGCTCCAATACTGTTGTAGGAAACAGTTAAAGTAGATCCACCATTAAAAGTAGATCCTGAAGCACCGCCTGTACCGCTATTATTAAAAGTAAGGCTATTAGTCACGCTTCCTGCGCTTGTCGCAGTAGCAGCATTTCCACCAATATTGAGGCTAGTTGCTGTGCCAGTTAATCCTGTGCCAGGGCCACTAAACTGCGTAGTCGCAGTAATTGTTGTGCCTCTTACAGTCGTTGCCGTTGTTGCGCCTACAGTAGTGCCATCAATAGAACCGCCTGTAATCGCTACAGAACTGGCATTTTGTGTTGACATTGTGCCAAGACCGCTAACCTGAGTATTGGCAATAGCGATTGAGGTATTGGTAACGCTAGTTACTTGACCGCTTGCATTAGTTACAAATACAGGAACGCTAGATGCAGATCCGTATGTTCCAGCAGTTCCAACTGGGGTAATGCTAAAAGTATTGGCAGCTAGAGTTAATCCTGTGCCAGCGTAATAAGTATTGATTCCTGAAAACTGAATCCAAGTAATCGGAGTTACTCCAATCGTTCCTATATCGGCAGCCGTACAAACCCAAGAAGTATTTCCGTTTGTAGTGCCGTTTAAAACGACTGTATAAGCCCCTGGCACTTCTGACCATACATCCATGTCAGTTGCTCTAGTCCATGCGCTTGACGAGGCTATATAGATGCCGTTATCAGGTGTATTTGATTGGTTCTTAACAAGAACTCGATTGCCAGCCAAAGTTGTATAGCCATCAATCGTTTGCAACCCTGAAAGGGTAATATTTGCTGTTGTAGCGCATTTAACTGCGCCTTTAGGATTTAATCCTTGAGCTACTGTATCGACATACAATTTATTGGCAATATCGGCATTAGCACTAGGGGATGTCGAAATTTGCCCTGTAGTCGCACTAATATTAGTAAAAACCCCAGTAGAAGGCACTAAAGCACCGATTGTGGTGCTATTAATAGTGCTATTTGTAATGGTTAACCCTGATTGAATAGGATTAACTGATGCGTAAAACGGCTGACCCTGACCTATAAATGTCTGAAAATTGCCATAGACATCAAAATAAGCCTGAACTGGCAGTAGATTTTGATCTACTGTGGAAGAAGGGCCAGCCATAATGCTCCTTAATAAGCTATTGCATTAACTAAAACTACATCGCCAGCAGACATATTTGCAGCCAATCCAGTAGTTACTGAATAGCTAGTAAATGTAATTGTGGTTTTGGTGCTTCCAGTTAATTGCAAAAACAAAGTGCTTCCATTTGTTACATCAGCAGCAAATCCCAACCATCCATTAGGTGCAGAAGGAAGTGTGATTGTTCCATTTGCAGCACCGCCTGTACCTACAACAATTTTAAATGCAAAAGTGCTGACGGCTGTAACAGTTGGGCCTGTACCAAATCCTGCTGATACAGTTGGCAATACTGCTGTTGATGCAAAAATGTTTCCATTTAAAGATAATGTTGTGAAATTACCAGTAGAAGGAGTTGTTGACCCAATAGGGCTACTATCAATCGTTGCGCCAGTAATTACATCATTGGTCAATGGAGGTGAAAAATATTGACCGCCAGGGCCAACTAAACCTAAACATTGTCCAGCAGCATTAAAAACAGCTTGAACTGGAACAATGTTAGTTGTAGTTGTGCTTGCTACTTGATTTGAAGTGGTCATTAGTTGATTCCTTCCCCTGGAGTGATTTCTACGCTATTTGAAGCACTTGCAATAAACCAAGCATTAGGTGGAATACCGCTAAATACGCCTACTCCATTAGCAGGAATAGTCAATACGTTAGCAATACCAGCAGAAGTTGGAGTTGTTGCAGCAGGAGCTTGAGTTGCATCATTTGGCTCTTGTGGAAGCCAACCAACACGAACCAAACTAGCAGTTAAATTAATAATACGATAGCCAGATGGGTATACGTTATTGCTAGATTTAACCTGAACTGCTGAAGTGCTTACCAAATAAGTAGGGCCAAAAGGCGAAAACGCTGAGTTATAGGCCATTTTTAGCTCCTTAGACTACATTAGAAGGTAATGGACTATCTTCACAACTGGAAATTTTAAGCAACAAATTACCAGCAGTTTGAGTTGCTGAAGAACCAGTAGAGTTTACTAAGCGAACAACTACTTGATTTACTGTATTGGTGTAAGCATTACCAATACTGATACCAGTTACTAATGCAGCATCAAATTGAGCTTGTACAAAATCATTTGGCTGAACACCAGGAACAGACAAAGTAACATCGGCAGTAGTGCCTGAAATAGTAGTTGATGGAAGGGTTACTTGAACAATGGATTGGGCAATAATATTGCCACGACAAATAGTAGTCTTAGACATAGTTTTTCCTTTAAATAAGGTAAATCAATTATAGGGTATTAAAGAAAAAAAGCCACACTTTTTGGGTATGGCTTTCTTTCTCTTACATCAGTTTTGCTTAGTAAGGGCCAGTACTTAAGTCATAGCCGTAAACGTAAACATCAATAGTTCCTGTTGCAGTTGCAGACGATACGTTGAAGTATAAAGTCTGAGCTGATTCAGCAGTATTTGGTGTTGATGAAGCCGAAACAGTTACATAGCTTGTAGTTGTTTGGCTTGTCAACGCAGCTTGAGTCAAAACGGCAGTACCATTTTGAGCTTTAGCTGTATAAACACCAAAGTGAACAGAAGATACATCCACGTTTGCGCCAGCGTTATTTGCGTTAGCAATAACAACTGTTGCTGGAACATAGAGTGCGCTGTTGTTTACTTGAACAGCAGTATCACCCAAAGAAGCTACTGATAAGCCTTTGAGAACTGCGATTACTCGCAGAGCTTGTTGGCTATTTAGATTCGAGGGGTGAGTTGTGCTGGTAATTGCTGGGCCTGGATTGGACATAATAGTTTCCTTTCTTTATCCGTTAGTTATTAAGCTGCAACTCGGCAAGCGAGTTCAGGATAGAGAGGAGCCCAACCATACAGAACGTCAACACGAGTTGGAATCGAGTCATTGTTAATGGTGTATTGACGAACTACACGCATTGACAGACCGATTTCCTTGTCGGAAGCACGACCAGCAAAGTGAACGCCTTCAGGCAACTCAAGATCAGCCATAGCCATTGTGTAAGCATTGCGATGCATAACAATGTTCTGTGGAGATACTGTACCTACACCGCTTACGCCAGCAGAGAACAATGTTACGTTTGCTGAAGTAGCCAATGTTGGGATAGATACGTTCTGGAACTGACCGCCAGAGATAATCGCTGGAGAGATAGTTACAGACATAGTACCTGAACCAGTACCAGTTACAGTTTGCTTAACTACGAATGAACGCAGTTTGTTTGTGCCGTATGGCTGGCGATTTTGTGGGTTAGTTGCATAAACACCAGCGATAGTGAAAGTATCACCAGCGTTAAGTGTCAATGTAGCACCTTGGCTCAAAGTGATTGTTGACTGTGAAGCCCAACCAGAGGTCAAGATACCGCCAGTTGTTGACAAGTTACAAGTCAATGTAGATGCAGAAGAACCAGCCCAAGAACCGAAAGTTTGTGACACGATGTTTTGGTCAAGTTTCCAGTTCATACCACCTGAATCACGACCCATCAAGCCTTTTGTATATTGGCTAGAGATCTGCTCAGTAGGAACGAACAAGCCTTTCAAGCTGTCAACGATAGTTGCAGATGTAAATGGCTCAACGATACAGCTTCTACGACCATCACGAGGTGCGCCTTCAGAATCCAAATACGCTTGTGCTGACAAGTATGTATAAAGACCAGTTGGAGGAGTACCAGCAGTACCAACGATGTTAGCTGTGTTCAAAGCTGCTGTAGTTGTGCCGTCAAAGTCAATTTTGTTGGCGATAGCTGCAACTGCTGGCTTCAGAATACGATCAGAGAACATATCCAAAGACAAAGCTAAGTCTTGAGTTGTGAACTGTGTGTCAACGTGGAACTGGGTGCTCAATGTAACAGGAACTGAAGTTTCGTTCAGATCTTCTACGTTCAAAGCTGGGCCAGTTGTACCGATGAAACGACCAGGACGGCGTACGTTTACTGTTGCGCCAATTTTTGCGCCAACTACGGCAAATTGGTCATCATAGTTACGATCTACTTCTGATGTAAATGTTAATTCGTTTTCCAAGACCATTAACGCTTCGTTAGTGATCTTGCTAATGGTTAGCAAGGTATTTGCCATTTTAATTCTCCAAAAAAATTAGGTTTATCTGACTTTTCCTGCCATTCGAGCTGCTTTCCATTGAGCATAAGTTCCATGAAATTCACCATTGGTGTCTAACAGAACATCATTCCCAACTTTCCCACCGCTTAAAGGCCTGATAGGTTCAGGTGCTTTACTACTCGAAA